GAACCTCCCGAGCCGCCTCCGCTTCCCCCCGCCCCGCTTGTAATTTTACTTGCCTTTGCAGCAGCAAAGCCGCTTAAAGCTACTAAAGCAACACCAGCAGCTATTGTTAAATAAGGATTTTTAAATGCAGTTTTTAAGCTAATCATTCCTATTCCAGTAGCAATTAATAATTTACCTAATTCTCCTAAAACAGTTGCTACAGATGAAAGCAATGTTTGGCCTAATGCTTTGCTAATGCTTGTACCATTTGCTATTGCAGTACCTAATGCATTGCCAATACCTGCAAAAGTATTTACTAAACTATTTTTTATAATATCGCCTGCAGATTTGTTAAAAGCAACCAATTGCTTATTAATTAAATCAAATTTAGATTTAAATGTTACACCCTTAATCGCAGTTGCCGCAGCAGCAAAACCGCCATCAAATGCAGTAGCGGTCTTAACTCCTAAAATCCTGGCGCTTGCCTCAACATTTTTAGTATTTAATAAATCATTTTGAATACCTTTTATTATTCCTTGCCCTGCTCCGACTTCGGTTAATCCATCAATTGCATTTGCGAATGCTTTTACTTTATCTTTATTGCCTTGACCAAATGTAATATCAACTGCATTTTCTACCTTTTTTAATTCTAATTTTAACTTTGCTAATACATCTTCAACAGTTTTAATATCTTTATTAGCTTTATCTGGATCTATATCAAATAAACTATTTAAATTAAATCCACTTTTTTTAGCAAAATCTATAACTTCTTGTTCTGCTGTTTTTGCAATGGTAACTGCTCTATTTGCAAAAGTATTTAGTTTTTTTAGTTCTGTTTCTTCATCAAATTGAGTTTGTATCGTAAGCGCAGTTACCGGTTGTTTGCCTAACTTTTGCAACTCAGTTAAGGCTTTTTTATCAAATCCTAAAGGATTTTTATTAACCTCAATCTCATTCTGCTTTTTTATAATTTCATAGCTTTGCTCGGCAGCCTTTTTAAATGCAAATTCAGCCTTAGCCTTTAATAGCATTAATTGAAGATATTTATCTCCATTATCTATTAATGCCTGCTCTGCTGCATTTAAATCATTTACCTTGCCAATAGTCGCACCAATGCCTTCGTTATATTCTTTTAATACCGATTTTTTATCTAAAAACCCCTGCTTTGCTAATGAGATTTTACTTGTTAATTCACTTAATCCAGAAACTGCTTTTTCATAAGGAGATTTTAAAAACTCATCACTTTGTTCCTTAAATGATTTGGTGGTTTCATCAATCTGTTTTTTTGCCTTACTTGATGTATCGCCCCATGCCCTTAAACCCATTTGAGCAAATGTAAATCCAGCAGTTACTACCGATAAGGCTAATCCTAATCCTCCTGCGCCTGTTAGTGAGCCAACCAAAGCCTTTAATGCTCCGCCTGTTGATCCGCTTTCTGCCTTTAATCTTTGAAATGATTCTAATAATGGATTTAAGTTGTTTTGAATACCAATAAACCCAAATGGCGCATCTTGAGCAACCCTGCCTAAATTAGTTAACGCAAATGCAGCCTGATTAGAACCCTTTACAACTGAACCTCCTAAAACGCCTGCGCTTTTGCCTGCCTCAGCTGCAAAGTTTTTTAATTTACTATTTGCACCTTTTAAATCTTTATCTAACTGCCCTAATGGCGCCCCAATTGGGATTTCAATTCCTTGCATTTTCCAAATATTTAATCATGGCTTTATTCATCTGTTCCTTTATTTTATCCATGTCTTTAATTTCCTCATCTTGGTATATAAATGACATGAATTTTTTATAAGTCGGCATTCCTTTATTAACGTGAACCCTCATTCCGTTCCATGTAGCCCATCCTATCCGTTCCCATTCCTTTTTTTCCCTATTAAAAAAACCCTGACAGGTCAAAATATATTGATTCCATGTCAGGGCATAAAAGTCATTAGGCATCAAACCGAGTTCGCCAAATGCAAAAGTTAAAACATCCTTATTCCAATTTAGCTTTTCACTTCGCTTTTTTTTTGTTCTGGCTGATCCGTTTCAGTATTTAAACCTAATGCCCTAAATATCTCCTTTGATACAACCATGATTAAATCTCCGCCTGATCCGCCCGCCTGATCAATCCATTCATGAATATCAAAAGGCGTAAAATCTACAACTTCGCCCTTTTTTATAATGGGATAAGCTGCTGCGTGATACATAAACATTCTCATAAAAGGCAGTAACTGTTTGCCCAATAAATCGGATAAATCAGATACTGATGCATCGAAATGAGTTAATGTTTGCTCTAAGGCATAATTGCCAAAGAAAAACTGTTTGTTCTCATCTCCTATTTTGTAGGTTAAATGGCCCTCCATAAATTAGTAACCAGGATAAGGATCAGTTTCACTAATATCTCCATCACCTAATAAGGTTCCTGAAAAAGTAATAAACTCTCCCTCAGCACCTGTAATATCTAAAGCTGAAAAGTAAGCTGCTCCGTATTGTGGCGCAAAATTAGGCTCCTCTGTTCCATCAGTTCTCAATAAAGCAATTTGATACTCTGTCAATTCTTTTGCTCTTGCTATGCCTTTGATTGTATCCCATGATGCTTTTGCAGTATCGCCACCCGCACCACTTGTATCGGTAAATACCCCCTCAAATGGAATCTCGTATGAGTAAGTTGTAGGCTTTCTACGTGTTACACCTGGATCACATTTAGTTACTGTTTCTGCAAAATCCCATGATTCTGAGATACCGTTTGATGTTAAACATGCTACTGGCTTCCAGGTACCTGAATTGCGGATATAAAGCATGAATAAACTACCTGAATAAAATTGCTCGTCTGCCATTTTAGTTTATGTTTAGTTTATGATTAAATATTAATATGTATTGAAAAACGTTTTCTGTATCTGTTTCTAAAATTACCTCTGTGCTTAGATTTTGCATAGTTTCAACATTATGGAAGTCAACTAAATTAATCCCATCAACCTGTATTATCTCTGCTATTTCCTCTCCAATTACCATTGCAAAACTCAAATCTCCTGCTCCGTTTGGATACCTTGTAACTATTTGCACAGTCATTGTGCATTCATACCAATAATTGCACTTTGTTTTGTTTTGGGCCTTTGTCTGGCTTGACAAAATTACGTATTTTTTCGGTACATTCTTTAGCGGTGCTGATTTGCTATAAACAGGTATTGCCAAATCCCCAACTATTAAATTGGATAAGGCATCTTTGTAAGCATTAAGCACAGATAAATTAGGATCTTTCATTGGTTCAAATATAATTATTTTTTCGCATTATATTTTTTGGTTTCTCTGTCCAATGCAGTTTTCAATCTTTTCTGATAAATAGGTATGTTTTGTAAATAGGATGGGATAAAAAATGGCTGAGGATTAATATTGACCTCTCTAATTCCTTTGCCTTTATATCTTGCAGCTAATTCATTGAACCCTTTTGGTATTCTTACCTTGCCTCCTGTGCCAAATTCAACATAGGCCGAATAAGGAGCATTAGCAAAAAAGATTGATTTATTATAACCAACTCTCGCAGTTGTTTTACCTATTGATAACCTTAATTGGTTTAAATCAACAGGCGCCTTTAGTTTTGCATCCGTTACCATATTATTGGCAGTTTCATTAGTTATGGATACAGCTTGCCTATTTGCATCCACTCCAAACCCATCAATCTGCTTTAATAACCTGCTAATATTAATCTTTTGAGTTTTCATCCGTTACCCTACCAATTATCTCGTTAAAACGTCTGCGATCATCCAAATCCCTTACTGAATGAATAGTATAATAATTACCCTCATACTCAATCCGCATGTCCTTTGTAGGCGCAAAATCTCTCCTGTAACGTGTTGTAAATCTAAATGTTTGATTTATTACCTGTTCGCCTGCTTCTAACTGTCTGGATCCATCTGATGGCTTTACATTGGCCCATGTTATCAAAATGGGAACAAAAGTTATAACGTAATCCTGAAACTCGTTTTCTACGCTTAGAAATTCCCCAAACGTAATCCGCCTATCTAATTTGCCTGGATTCATATTAAAATAAAGTTATACGCCTGTATGGCGCCAATAAATAAGTAACCACCTTTGGCATCTCCTCTTTTGGGTTATCCCTGTTTTCATACAGATAAGTAATCATCTCTTTAATTGCAGTTTCA